GCGGGGAGCGTTGATCTGAGCGAGGGTCGTGTCGGTGGCGGGGTCGATAGCGCGGACTTCACCAGCGCCGGCGCCGCAGAGCAGCTTGCCGCGGGCGACGACCTTGGCGCCGGACAGACCGGACTTGATCGGCAGCTTCGAGGCGAAGCGGAACTTCACCGTACCGACCTTCTGGCCTTCGATGGTGCGATCTTCGAAGGTGCTCAGAACACCGACGATGATGTCGCCATCAGCGGCCAGCTTGACGGTGTTGTCAGCCGCAGTGTCCTGGGACAGGGCCTTGCCGATGTCGGCTGCAACGATGGCCGAATTGAGCTTCACCGTCAGGTGAGAGTCCTCGAATTCGAACCCATGCATTGCGACTTGGGTGTGGAAGATGGAGGGCATTGGCGCGGGTTCCTCTTAGCGACCGGCGGATTGGAAAGCGTTCGGGCGCATGGCCAGAACGAGCGGCTTCACGTCGCTGGGAGCGGGGTCGCCCCTGCCTTCGACGGGGATCACAGCGGTCAGCTTGGACCGGTGCGTGGCGATCAGGGCGGTCAGTTCCGCCACAGTGCCCGGCAGTTCAGCCGGAACTTCGACCTGAGCGGCGGTGAGGATCATCCGGGCTTCGCCCTGAAGATGCTCGACGGCGGCGGCCAGATTGGCTTGAGCTTCGGCTACCGGGCCATTGGCGGCTTCCAGTTCGGCGATCCGGGCGGCGGAAGCCTGCAGCTGAGCCGCAAGCTGGTCACGCTCGTTGGTCATGGCCGCAAGGTTGGCCGTGGCCATGGCTTGACCGGAAACGGCGGCCTGGAAGGCAGTCAGTTGTTCGGCATTCATCGGTTCGGGGTCCTCGGGTGTGCAGAAGAGACGAACGCCATGGGAGTTTGCATTTGCAGCCAGGCGCTGTTGAAAAACCGGGTTCTGCTGGAGCACAGCCTCTGACGGTCCCACGATCCGAGCACCTTCCGCGGCGCCCATCCCGACGAGGGACAGTTCAAAGAATGACTCGAGGCCATCAAGCCAGACGAAGGTTCCCTCTTCGCCAATCTTGTGACCTTCGTTGCACTCCAGGTTCCAAAGGTTCATCATCGCGTTCGGACCAGTGTAGTTGAAATCACACTGGGAACACTTGATGGTCTTCGGAAGCAGACCAACCGAAACCTGATCGATCGTGCCCGAGTCCAGATTGGCCACCAGATTGGGCGACACGGACTCGTCGATGGCGAACAGAACCCTCAGTTCATCTGCGACCACTTCACCGTAGAACGCCCTCCCGGAGGGCAGTTCGCCGGTGTCGTGCTGGATCTGGATCGGGACAGACTCCCGGTTCAGAGCCGAAGCGGCTTCGAACAGCGTGGAGGGCGAAGTCCTCGCCCCCTTGAACAGTCCTGAGGTCTTGCGAATTGGCCTCGTGTTGAGAGCCTTGGCTTCGAAGACGACCAAAGGCGAGAGGTTTGCGTCCGGACCATAGGAGGCCCGGAGCAAAGACATCACGCGCTCGGTTTTCTCAATACGCTTCATAGGGTCGGATAAATGACGGACTCTGCAAAGTAAGCAATAAATACAGTTGATGCAGATTGATTATCCACCCGTCTTTACGGCGTTCGACTTGACCGCATCGGCTCCAGAACCTTGCGGGACAAGACTACGGTCCAGCGAGTTGCCGTTGGGGCTGATATTGGTGGCGTCGACGTTGGCCTTGTTAACAACAGCGAACCCTGTGCCAGACAGAACAGGCGCCCCCGCCGGCGGCAGACGACCGTACATCTGCAGATGATATTCTTCGTCGGTGATCAGGCCGAGGGAGAGATCATTCTGCAGGCGGGACTGACGCAGAACCTTCTGGGGCTCGAGCTCCAGATCGGGCCGCAGTTCAGCCGGGGCGAACTTGGTCGAGACGAAGCCCTGGATGCCATAGACGTTCAGCATGAAGGTGAAGACCTGATCGAGCAACTGCTCGATCGGGACATTCAGCTGGTCAGCGTTCATCGCAGCCAGACGGACCTCAGCAGACGCCACTTGAACGCTGCCGTTGCCGCGGCCAATGACGGTGGCCATGGTCTTCAGGGCCGCCTGGTTCTGGGAGTTCAGCACCTCGACGACGTTGTTGATGTTGAGCGAGACCCCCGGAACCTTCTCGTTGATCACGGCGGGTTCGACGCTGTCGAAATGGGCGAAAGCCTGGTCGGCCCGCAGGGTGGCGAAGCTGGCCGCCACGGCGCTCAGCTGGCCGTTGGCCCAGTTGACGAGGGTCTCAGGATTGTCTTTCACGTCCGAAGGAGCGTTCTTCATCAGAACCTCCTCGACAACCTTCAGCGAAATGCGCGGGAAGCCGCTCACCTGCATGATCCGGTACAGGTCGTTGATCACCTGTTGCCGGGCGGCGATCGTGTTGATCGAAGCCAGGAAGTCGGAGCCGGGGTAGATCTTGGTGGGATCACGCCGGTGGTAGGCGATGAAGAAGCTGGGGATGTCGAGATCGATACCGTCCGTGGATCCGGACACAGTCTGACGGGGCTTGTATTCGCCTGACACAGTCTCGTACCAGCGGATCGAGGCCATATCGATCTGCTGCAGTTTGTAGGGGATCATCATCTTGTCGAAGACGAGTTCCGCACCGATGGCGCCCCGCAGCATCAGCATGTAGCGCAGTTCCTGGCACAGCATCTTCAGGCTCATGGTGAACGTGAAGCCGCGGCTGTAGTCCGTCGTCGCGGTCAACAGGCGGACCATCTTGTAGAGCTCTGCGGTAGCCTTCGGATCCATCTTGCCCTCGATGTCATGCACCAGCATGGTCATCGGCGTGTCAGCCAGGGTCAGGTAGGAGCCGACCGTCGCCGAGACGTCCGGATCGTCCTTGAACATGTCCTGCAGCAGGGCCTGCGAGGACTTGACCGTGCGGTTGTCGTACAGCGAGTTCAGATGCTCGCGGTAGGACGGCAGGGTCAGAACCTGCTGGGGGTTCTGCGGCTGGAACGTCGCGGTATTGGAGACCAGCTTGGTCGGAGGCTTCTTCACCAGACCCAGCGTCTTCATCAGGGAGTTCAGATTGGGCGTGGTAGCCATTAGATGAGCCTCATCTGGCGAGAGATTGGTGTCCCGATTTGCGAGACGAGCGGCGGCGAGTTCACAGAAATCAGGCCAACCATGGAACGGTTTTCTGTGACGAAGCGGGATGAAAGGACTTCACGGACCTTGACGCTGGCTCTCATGAGCGTCAGCGAATGCAGGAAGTGGTCATTCCCGGTCAGCTTCTGCCAGACGGCTGGCTGTTCATCGTGCTCGATGCGGACCATGTCGCAGCACTGCTCGACGAGGATCTGTCCCATGGCTCCGTAGCCAGAGAAGGCGGTCGAGCGGCGCTGGATGGCCCGCACCTGAGCGTCGATCGCGGCGGTCCGGTTGATGCGGACGTAATCCAGAGCCCCGAACTCGTCCTCGACGACGGCCAGATGGGTAGAGCCCCGGTACTCGATTGGCAGAACCTTGCGGTTGGTGCTGTCGCGAATACGCTCTGAGTCCGGCGTGTAGGGGTGACGGTCCACCCCTCCGGTGACGACATTGTACTGGTCGCACAGCTGGAGGATCCGGTCATGGATCTGGGATGATGGAACCTGTTCAAACAGGAAGGGTTCGGTCTCGCCGCCCGGGCGGATGGCACCTGCCGTAAGGTGACAGGTCTTGCCCATGTCGCAGCCCAGAGCCACCTGCACCTCTTTCCCGACTTCCGGGACGGAGGGGCTCTTCATGATGGCCTTGACGACGTCGGGCTCGAGCTTGGACGTGCCGTCCGAGTAGGTTTCACCCAGGACGGTGTTGTACCAGCCACGGATGTTGTCCAGCTGGCGCATCTTGAGCAGCTGGTCGACGATATAGGACAGGCTCAGCCGGCCATGGGTGGGCGAGAAGGGGCTGATCTTGTATCCGCGGCCACGCCGGGCCGGGAACTCGGCCACCCACTCGCGGATCGAGGGATCCGTCAGGTCCAGAGGCTGGGAGCACTTGAAGCAGCGGACATAGGACGACGAGAAGTCGATCTTCGCCGCCATGTCGGCATCGATCTCGTCCAGTTTTCCGTCCCCGGTGTAGCCGGCAAGATGCAGGAAATCGAGATGGAAGCGGGGAGCCTGCCAGTGATTGCACCGGCAGCGAACCATGTACTGACGCTGGTCGGAGGACTGGTAGGCGGCGTCGATGCCGAACATCGGGTGGGTCGGCGTCGAGAATTTCTGGTTGATCTTGAAGTCGCTGTTCTGGAGACGCGACTGGAACAGACCGATCATTGTCTGGTCTGACAGATCGACTTCGTCGTGAAACAGGATGTCTGCGGGCGTAGAGGTCGCGTCTCCCTCCGTCATCCCGGTAATGTGGGCGAAGGAGCCGTTGATCTCGAATAGGTCGACCGCACGGACAGGCTTGTCGTCGTCCACGGCCTGCGAGTTGAACGCCGGCTGCTGGATGATCGGCTTGATCCGGGTCTTCGAGTTCTTCTTGAACATCTTCTCGTTCGGAAACGTGAAGATGCCCGAGGTGCCGCGGTGGCGGGTCAGGAAGGCCAGGAACTTCCGCACCTGCACTTCGGTGTTGTGGGTGGGGATCATCCCCTCACCGGCCAGGAACAGGTGGTTTGGCGAGTCCACTTGGATGCAGCGGACAGGGACCGGGTCCACAGGTTCGATGTTCACGATCCTGCGACGAAGACTTTCAGAGCGCCGGCCATCTGCCTGCAGTCTCTGACGCTTCCTCGGCAGCAGAAAAACAGCGTCCTCCGCGTAAGAGATGAAGGAAAGCTCAGCGAT